CAACTCTTAGCGTAAATGCGTATGGTCGCGCGTGTAATGGCGTTAAGATTAATAAAATCTGGTCAACGACGCACGGCATGGAAGTGCGAATTCTATGGGATGCAACCACAGACTTATTCACTTGGATGATTCCGCAAAATAGTAATTATTTAATGGATTTTTCAAGTTTTGGTGGTTTGCAAAACAATTCTGGAACTGGATCTAACGGCAACTTGTTATTTACTACACTAGATGCATCTGCTGGTGACATGTACTCGATTGTCATTGAATGCATTAAAACTTACGCAGACGCATAACAGAGGATACGATCATGGGCAAAACATTAAAATACGGTGAGTTTGAATTCGGACCGCAAATGCATTACAGCAAAGGCGGTGAATGTCACTCAACTGGCGGCACAGTTAAAAAAGCAATGGGTGGTTCATGTGGTGGCTACAAAGAAGGTGGCACCGTCAAGAAAGCATCATCTACCATGTGTAAAGCAAAAGGTGGAGCAACAACCACTATGTGCAAAGCAAAAGGCGGCAAGGTAGCTGAGAAAGGCACTGGTGAGAAATACGCCAGCAAAAAAGCAATGATGCAACATGAGAAAAGTGAATCACCTCGTGAACAACGCCAAGAAATGACAAAAGGACGTATTCCACCTGCACGTCGAAGCGTTCCTGTTGCATCACAATCACCATTGCTTGCTATGAGAAGTGGTGGCAAGATTTCAGAATCAAAAGTTGGCAAGGTGATGAATGAATTCAAAGCAGGGGACTTGCACTCTGGAAGCAAAAAAGGGCCGGACGTGACCAGCTCAAAGCAAGCATTAGCCATTGCGTTGTCTGAAGGCAGACGTGCGGCAAAGAAAAAATAGATTTTAAACCGATTATTCAATTATAATTGGATAACACGGGCAACTGTATCAGTATGCCGTCAAGACTTTTAAACTGAGGTTACGATGGCATATTCTGACAGCATTTCCAATACAAATTTTAACGCTCTTAAGGTCGTGGATCACGCCTTTCGACGTTGTCGATTAACAGCGCAAGCAATCACTGCTGAGATGCAGGATTACGCTTTAGATTCGCTGTATCTTTTCTTGTCTGAACTAGCAAACATCAAACCACCAAGTTGGTGCATTGAAAAGGTGATCCTTCCAATGTATGAGAATCAACCAATTGTGACACTGCCAATTGGCACTGTTGATGTATTGAATTTAAATTATCGTGTTTTGCAATTAGTGTCTGGCGCAGAAACCACGACATCCACCAGTTATAGAGTTGATTTTACATCACAGACGGTTGTTACGACTGTGGGTATCAATTGGTCAGGAAACTCTGTTGCGGTTACATTTCAAGTCAGTGATGATGGCGCGACATGGATAACAGTAGGATCATCTAATGTTGCGGCAGTTGCTGGTGATATTGTCTGGACTGATATTTCTGCGGCTAAGGCGTACAGTTATTTTAGAATAACCTCAACAAGTCCGATGAGCTATTACCTCATTACACTTGGCAATATGCCACAAGAGATTCCACTTGGTTTGCTAAACCGCGACGACTACGTTAACCAAAGCAACAAAGTTTTCCCATCTCGCCCAAACTCTTATTGGTTTCAACGTGACTTACCAAGTCCAGTGGTCAATATCTGGCCAGCACCATTTCTTGCGGCAGAGCAGGCACAGTTGATCCTTTGGCGACAAAGACAGATTATGGACACCACAAACCTTCAACAAGACGTAGAGGTGCCTCAGCGTTGGCTTGAAGCTATCGTAAATGGTCTTGCTGCGAGAATGGCGGCAGAAACGCCTGCGGTAGATGCCAATTTAATCCCAGTGCTTGAACAAAAAGCAAACATGTCACTTCAACGTGCGTGGGATGGTGATAACGATGGTAGTCCGACAAAAATTAATCCTGGCATTGGCTGTTACACAAAATGAGTATCTTTTTAGACACAACAGGCGAACCCACACTTGGCATTGGAATATGTGCCAGGTGTTCGCGCAAGTTTAAATTAGCTGATTTGCATCCTGATCCTAATTACCCAAACTTGATGGTGTGTGATGCAGATACGGATGAATATGATCCTTATCGTCTTGCGCCAAGACCACCAGATCAAATTGTGTTGCCGTTTAATCGACCAGACGTTTCACTTAATACGCATCCTGCTGGTGTAATCCAAGAGGCTGGCGATGAATTTTTCATTACCGAAGACGGTAATTCTTATCTGGAGATGTAAAGAATGTCTGACGTACCAAGCAATTTAATCCCTACACGGATAACACAGCTACCGATTGCTCCCGAAGCATCCGAAGACAGTTTGATGATGATTGTCTACAACAGCAATAATTATCAAATCAGAGTCGGAGATCTTTTAAGTGTTGCCGGTGTTCCTACGACACGACAAGTCATTGCCGGAACTAGCATGACTGGTGGTGGTCAACTTTCTAGCAATGTAACACTGAGTGTTGCCACTGGTGGCATTACAGGCACACAGCTTAACAATACAGGCGTGACTGCTGGATCTTATGGCGATGCAACTAATATCCCTGTTTTCACAGTAGACGCAAATGGTCGTATCACTGCCGCATCAACAATTGCTGCTACTATTTCTGGATATGTTCCAGTCACACGTCAGGTTATTGCTGGTGATGGTTTAACAGGTGGTGGACCACTAAATGCTAATGTAACACTTGAAGCTGACTTGTCAGATAGCACGCCTTTGGTTGGAGATATAACTGGATCTGCTGGTGTTGCAACGTCAGTGTCACGCTCAGATCATCAACATCCTGCGGTGGATTTATCAGACTCAGATCAAGTCGATAACATTCTTGGTTTAAGTCATGGTGGTACGGCACGCAGTCTTGTGCCAAACGCTGGCGCAATCATTTGGTCTGGTGCTGATGGCTTGTATGTTGGACCTGCTGGTTCTGCTGGACAAGTTTTAGTTTCCGGTGGCACTGCCGCACCGACTTGGGGTTCAGCATTAATTGTTTCAGATCAAGCGGCAAATCTTGTGTATGCAGGGCCGGCAAGTGGATCTGCTGCGCCAACATCGTTTCGTGCATTAGTTAATGATGATTTGCCTACTTCGGGTGTAACCGCTAACACTTATGGATCGTCGTCTTTAGTGCCGGTGATTACCGTCAATTCTAAAGGTGTTATCACTAGCGTTTCAACGGCAAGTATTACAGCAGTTGGTACAGTAACTTCTGTTGCTATGACAGTGCCAACTGGCTTGTCAATTAGCGGATCGCCAATAACAACGTCTGGTACATTGGCGTTAACTTTTGCGTCTGGGTATTCAATTCCAACAGACGCTAATCAAACAAACTGGACAACAGCGTACACACAAACACAGCAATGGAATGGTGGAAGCACAAACTTAGTTGCGGCAACAGGTAGAACATCGCTTGGTGGTACGACTGTTGGTCAAAGTATGTTTACGCTTACCAATCCGAGCGCAATCACGTTTCCGCGATTCAATGCAGACAACACAGTTTCAGCTTTAAATGCCGCAGATTTTAGAACAGCGATTGGTGCTGGTTCGGGTGGTGGCACTGTTTCATCTGTATCGGTTACCAGTGCAAACGGTTTTGCAGGAACGGTAGCGGATGCAACCACGACACCAGCTATTACGTTAACGACTAGCATTACTGGAGTTCTTAAAGGTAACGGTACTGCTATCTCAGCCGCGACTTCTGGTACAGATTACAGTGCAGGAACGTCAGCACTGGCGACAGGTATATTAAAAAGCACAACAACAACGGGCGCATTAAGTATTGCTGTTGCCGCAGATTTTCCAACACTTAATCAAAACACAACAGGCACAGCGGCAAATGTAACAGGAATAGTTGCAGTCGCTAACGGTGGAACGGGTAACGCTAATGGTATCAACGGAGGCACATTCTGATGATTGGCGAACTAATTACTAAGGTATTTGATGAGCGTAATGCCAGTCATGCAAGGCATTGGACGACAGATTCTTATGCACAGCATCAGGCATTGGGCGAATTTTATGATGAGTTAATTACTTTGATTGATAAATTTGTTGAAGCGCAAATAGGAACATTTGGTAAAATTGAAGAAATTCCAAATGATGATCCGCATATTGAAAAACTCATTCGCGAAAATTTATCTTGGATAAATGACAATCGCAGTGAATTATCAAACAATGTGCCAGCACTTGAAAACATATTAGACGAACTAGCGGGTTTGCACATGTCAACCCTATTTAAACTTGAAAATTTGAGGTAACAACATGGCAGCTTCTGGTTACACACCAATTCAGCTTTATCGAACATCAACATCAGGTGCATCACCTACTGCTGGAAATTTAATCGCAGGCGAGCTTGCAATCAACTACAACACGGCTGATATGTCAGTTTGGGCATTAAACACAGGCGGATCTGTTGTAAGATTAATGAACAATCCTGCTGGGTTGAAATATCCAACAACGGATGGTACGGCAAATCAAGTAATGGTGACTAACGGATCTGGTGTTTTATCATGGGCGGCAGGACCTTCTGGTACTTATTTGCCATTAGCTGGCGGCACGATGACTGGTGCAATTACGTTTGCTGCTGGTCAAACTGTCGATGGTACAAACGGCATAGGCTACATCAACATCCCCCAAAACAGCCAGTCAGCGGCATATACACTTGTAGCTGCTGACGCTGGAAAGCATATTTTCCATCCCTCAACTGACGCTAACGCTCGGACGTTCACTATACCCGCTAATGGTTCTGTAGCATATCCAATTGGCACAGCAATCTCTTTCGTTAACATGACAGCGCAAGTAGTCAGTATTGCCATCACAACAGACACGATGTATTTAGCTGGCACAGGCACGACAGGTACGCGCTCACTTGCACAATACGGCACAGCGACAGCACTTAAAATGACATCGACAACTTGGATTATTTCCGGTGCGGGGTTGACCTAATGAGTGGTATACAACAAAACTTTGCTTATGGGCGTTCTTTTGGTCCTCCACCTCCTCCAACAACAATAGGTGGCGTTTACGGAGGAGGTTTTTATGCTGGAAGAATAAATGTATCCGGAACACTTTATAACTTAGTGGTCGCTCCTAAAGCGTCAGGTGAAAATTCAAGAACATGGGGAACGTATAATGTTACAACAGGAATTACGTCGGTTATTAATGGACCTACTAATTCCGCATCATTAGCCGCACTTGGTGCATCATATCAAGCCGCTGTATTCTGCGAAGGGTTAACAATAGGTGGATATAGTGACTGGTATTTACCCGCTAAGAACGAACTTGAAGTGCTGTATTACTTCTTAAAACCTACGACTAGTGCGAATAATACGACTAGCGGCTCAAATGCCAATGCCGTATCGCCTGAACCGATAAGCACAAACTACACCAGCGGCTCACCTGCTCAAACCAGTGCGGGCATTGGGTTTAGAACTGGCGAAACGGATGCGTTTGTCACTGCCAACTATTGGTCTTCTACTGAGACCGATTCTTACCAAGCATGGGCTCAGGACTTCAGTATTGGAAATCAGAACGCTTACGATAAGACCTTTAGTCCCTATGTCAGAGCTGTTCGGAGAATCGCTGTGTAACAACGTTAATTAAATAGGATAAATTATGTATATTCAAATCACAAACATTGATGCGCAAACTGGTATTCTTTGTACAGACGCACCTATGCGCACAGGTCCTGCACTTCCAAATGTAAAAGGTTTTCAATTTATCTTTGCTAACGAATCAACTTATCCGATTAATACAAACGCTGACGGCTCTTATGCTGAAATGCCACTGTATTATGGAACGTGTGACGATGATGCAGACACATCATTAACTGGTGTTGTCAAATTGCTTTCAGAAGTTGAATTTAACACAGATAAACAAGCAGAGCATCAAGCCAGAAAGCCATACCCTTCTTGGGTAGGTGATATTGATACCATGTCATGGCAACCACCTGCACCTTATCCGCAAGATGATAAAAGCTATTACTGGGACGAACCAACAGTATCTTGGAAAGAATTTACACCAGTGGTTGAACTACCATGAAAACTGCTGAACTAGGCTATTTCGGTAATATCTGGGTTAAGCAAAACGTCTTAGAGCTTGCTGGCGAAACACATGGTGGGCACGAGCATAAATTCGACCATGTAACACTGCTTGTGTCAGGCAAGGTATCTGTTGAAATTGAAGGTCATGAGCCTAAAGAATTTACTGCACCTACCTTTATCGTTATCCGCAAAGAACACCAGCACAAAATTACAGCCGTTGAAGATGGCACGGTTTATTACTGTGTGTATGCTTTGCGCAATATGGACGGTGAAGTGATTGAAGACATTTACGGTGAACAACACGACCCAGAATCAGCCAGTGCTAGAAACGAAGGGTACTGGGATAAAGTTAAGAGGATAGACAAATGAGCAAACTACTTAAAGCATGGAACTACTTAACGGCTCGACTAAAAGAGCCGTCTACACACGCGAGTGTGGCGGCATTAGCTACTATGGCGGGTATGAATATTGAGGCTGGTCCTATTCATGATGGGTTAACTGCGGCTGGTGTGGTGTTTGGTATGATTGGGTTATTCGTGTCAGAAGGTAGCTAGTATGAGCGAATACTTTAAGCCAGAAGAATTTGAGTGTCACTGCGGGTGCGGAGAAAAAGACGTGAACCCAAAGCTCGTTGAGCTTTTAGACCGCATCCGAAAATCATTTGGTAAACCTATTACGATTATGAGTGGAAGACGATGCGAAGCACATAATTCTAAAGTGGGTGGTGCTAAGAAATCTCAACACGTTCTAGGTAACGCAGCAGACATCAAAGTAAAAGGTGTTGAACCACGCGAAGTGCAAGAATACCTAATGAAACACTTTGATTTAGAGTGCCGAGGTCTTGGACGCTACAATTCTTTTACGCATATTGATGTTCGTGATGGTAAAATTGCACGTTGGAATGGATAAATAGGATTAGACATGGACATTAATCGAGATAGTTTAAAAGAACTTTTCTTGGAGGCTTTGCAAGAGCATCATGAAGAAGTTATTGACTCTCATGCATCACATCACGAATGGATTCAAGAAAGAATAGAAGCTGAAAAGCTAAAGAAAGAAATGCTTAAAAAAGTAACAGAAGCCGCAATCCAATGGTCAGTGGCAGGACTTCTAGGTGCGGCAGGCTATTGGATACAAACGCATTTCAAGCCATAAAAGATAGACGGCACGCTGTACAAATAATATAATTTACTAAAAATGTGCCTGCTGCAACAGCTCGCTTGTGATAACTTGG